TTTTTTTGAGAGAAACTTAAAAAAATTCTTTTTTCATATCACTTAAAATTCATTTAAATATGATATAATAAATAAAATTAAAAGAAAAAAGGTGTTTAATATGAATTATAGAATAGCACTTATTCATGGATTTTTTAGAAACTACAAGGATATGGAAGATTTAGAAAACAATTTAATGAATATGGGATATACAGTTGATAATCTAAATTTTCCTTTAACTTTTCCTCCTATTGAAAGAGCAATAGATATTTTAAAGGAATATTTATTATCTTTAAAAGAAAAAGGAATCAATAAACAAAATGAAATTGTTTTAATTGGTTTTGGTTTTGGTGGAGTTCTAATAAGAGAAACTTTGAAATTAGAAGAAGTAAAAGGGATAGTTGATAAAATTATTTTACTTTCTTCTCCAATAAATGATTCTACATTACATAGAAGATTAAAAAGAACTTTTCCTTTTATTGACTTAATCTTTAAACCACTTGCTATCTACTCTAAAACAAGAAGAGATAGAAGACGTTTTGACAAGGATATAGAAGTTGGACTTATAATAGGGAGAGAAAGTTCGGGATTCTTTGGTAAATGGTTAGGTGACTATAATGATGGATATATAGAAATGAAAGATGTTGCTTTTCCAGCTGCTAAAGATAAGATACTAATTCCTATCACTCACAATGAACTAAATAAGAGAATAGGAACCGCAAGATACATACATAATTTTATTTCAAAGGGGAAATTTAGATTAGAGTAAATTAGGAGTTGAAATGCTAAATTTTAAAAGCCTCAGTAAAATTCTTTTTAATATATTAAAAGTAATAGTATATGGTTTTCTTATATTATTTTCTTTTATTTCCATAATTGCACTATATCAAATATATACTGAAAAAGATGGCTTTAATAGAGGAATGGCTTTAATATTTCTTATAGTATTTTCAGTATTTCTCTCGCTTACTATGTGCAATCTGCTAAAAACTTTTTTACTTCTTTGTTCAAAGAAAGTAAATATAACTGAAAAACTATTTGAAAGAAAATATTTTAAATCTTTAGATAAGTTTGAATTTATCTTAAAAATTGTACTGAAAATCATATTAAGGGTTTTAGCATATCTTTTTGTGTTTTTCCTAATTGGAATAAATATAGTCAGTGTTGCTGATGAAAATGCTAGAGACAGGGGAACTTTTCCTTTAGAAGCTGTCCAACTTTTAACAGTAGCTGCACTTATTGCTCTACTTATCATGCTATTTAAAGATCTTAAAAAAATATATATCTTCCTTTCTGAAAAATATAAAGCTCTTCCAGCTTTTAATAAGAAAGTTCAAGAAAATGTAATAAAAGTAAAGACTAAAATAAAAGAACAATTAAAAAAAATTAAAGATAAAAAGGGCCTGTGTTTAAAATTTGAATCTCCAGGATATTCAGGAGTGCCAGATAGGCTTATTATTTTAAAAAATAAACCAGTTGCTTTTGTAGAATTAAAAAGGCCTGTTGGTGGCCGATATTCAGCAAGGCAAAAATTAGTGGAGAGAGATTTTAATAGATTAGGCCAAAAAGTTTACAAGGTGAAAAATAAAGAAGAGGTAGATAAGTTAGTAGAGGAGTTGATATCATGAGAGATTTTATTCCGCATAAATATCAATTAACAGCAATTAATCATGTAATCAATGTTCCAAAATGTGGACTATTTCTTGATATGGGATTAGGTAAGACAGTATCAACATTAACAGCAATTAAGGAATTAAAATACAATAGATTTCAAGTTAACAAGGTGTTGATTATTGCACCGAAAAAAGTGGCCGAGGGAACATGGTCGAAAGAAAAAGACAAGTGGAATCACACAAAAGATTTCAGAGTAAGTCTAGTGTTGGGAAGTCAGCAAAAGAGAATTAAAGCTTTAAGTGTAAATGCAGATTTATATATTATCAACCGTGAAAATATTCCCTGGTTAGTTGATTATCTTAGAAATGATTGGTATTTTGATACAGTTGTGATTGATGAAAGTAGCAGTTTTAAAAATAGTCAAAGTAAGAGATTTAAAGCTTTGAAAATGGTACTTCCTAAGATTAATAGGTTGATTGAGTTAACAGGAACTCCTAGTCCAAATGGTGTGGAGGACTTATGGGCTCAAATATATTTATTAGATCAAGGAGAGAGATTAGAGAAATATATCACTCATTTTAGAAACAGGTATATGGAACCTAATAAGAGAAATAGAAGTCATATTTTTGCTTATAAAGTAAAAGAAGGAGTTTATGATCACATCATAAATAAAATATCCGATATTTGCATAAGCATGAAATCGGAGGATTATTTAGAACTTCCAGATTTATCTTATAATGAGATACCAGTTGTGTTAAATGATAAAGCCAGAAAAGACTATGACAAAATGGAACGTGATTTTGTCCTGGAGCTAGAAGAAGCAGAAGAGGATATAACAGCAGTAAATGCAGCCGCATTATCAAATAAACTATTACAAATAAGTAATGGTGCGGTATATGATAATTCAGGAATTTACACAGAAGTGCATAATGCAAAAATAGATTCATTTCTTGAGTTAGTAGAAAGTTTACAGGGGCGAAGTCTTTTGGTATTTTACAACTTTCAACACGACAAAGAAAGAATTAAGAAAGCTTTAGAAAAAAGTAATTTAGTAGTTAGAGAATTGAATACTACACAAGATGAAGATGATTGGAACGATAGAAAAATAGATATTCTGTTGACACATCCAGCAAGTGCTGCATATGGTCTTAATTTGCAAGAAGGTGGAAATCATGTGTGTTGGTTCGGTTTGACATGGAATTTAGAACATTATCAACAAGCTAACAAGCGACTACACAGACAAGGCCAAAAAGAAAAAGTAATAATTCATCACTTAGTAACACAAGATACGAGGGATGAAGATGTAATGCGAGCGTTAGACAGTAAAGCGGATGTTCAAGAAGAAATATTACAAAGCTTAAAAGCTAGAATTAGAAAAGTTAAAGAAGGTAAGTAGAAATGTTAGAGAAATTAGCTATAGCAGGAATGATAATTTTAGTTGTTGCTTATTTTGTAGCTTTATTCATTGATGCAAAAGACTATCAAGAGCGTAAAGAAAAAGCCAAACAAGAAGCTATAGAATTAAGGATAAAAAATGCTAGGTTAGAAGAACAGCTAAAAGCACTGGATGACGAAAAAGCTGAGCAAACTAAGAAAAAAGCTGAATTAAACGGGATAGGAGGATAAGGAATGATGCAAGAATTTATTAACGGGGATTGCATGGATTATTTAACTAATTACCCAGACAATTATTTTGATTTAGCAATAGTTGACCCACCTTATTTTAACGGTCCAGAAAAAAGAAAATTTTATGGAAGAAAAATAAGTCCTATCGGAGTTCAAAGAATTTACACATCAAATAATACTTGGGAACTTCCGACAAAAGAATATTTTGACGAACTCTTCAGGGTAAGTAAGCATCAAATAATATGGGGAGTTAATTACTTTTCAAAAATATATAATTTCGGGCCAGGAAGGATAGTTTGGGATAAGGTCAACGGCAAATCAAGTTTTAGTGATTGTGAAATAGCATACTGCAGCTTACATGATAGCGTAAGAAAAGTAACATACATGTGGAATGGGATGTTTCAAGGCAAATCAATAGAAGAAGGACATAATCAACAAGGTAATAAGAAGTTGAATGAAAAAAGGATACATCCTACTCAAAAACCAGTGAATCTATATCGATGGATAGTTGATAAATATTGTCGGCCAGGATTTAAAATATTAGACACACATGTAGGTAGTGCAAGTAGTTTAATAGCATTTAGAGAAGCTAACTTAAATTATGTGGGATTTGAAATAAATACAGAGTATTTCGGGAAAGCGAAAGAGAGGATAAAGAATGATTAAAAAGATATGGGATAACATAGAAATAATATTAATCACATTATCAATGTTATTAGCAATGTTCACTGTAGGATTAATGGTAGGTGTGTATGTTTCTAGTGAAAATATGGAAAAATTGACCGCTAAAAATATAAGGCAGTATCAGATTATACAACAGCAGAAGGAAAGAATAAGAGAACTGCAAGAAATGAAGCAGTTGAAGGAGATATACAATGCTTAGATATGTGTTTGAATGGTTTGGGATCATTCTGTTGTTTGGGTTCATAATGTCAATGTGTAATACTAAACTTACTGAAGAGGATGTATATGTAATAACATTTGTGTGGGCGATATGTAGAATTTGTCTTACATTTGAGAATAAGAGGTAAGGAGGAATAACAATGAATTTTAGAGAAATAAAACAAGCTAACGAATTAATTGATGAAATAAAAAAATTGGATAGTTTTATAAATGATATTCAAAATCCTGCTAGAACTTTAACGGTATCTACCAGCTTTAACGGAGTAACAATAAAGAAAGAACACAAAACTAAAATTATACAAGTTATATTAGGAATGAGAAGAGAATTGTCTAACGAATTGGAAAAGTTAGGAGTTACGGAGTATGATGATGAAATGGAATAAATTAGAATTAAGAGAATTACCTATAGAAGAACAAGAAGATTGCGGATGTAAAGAAATGTGGGTTGGAACTACACCAGAACTTGGCGAAGAAGTGTTAGTTACTGTACCCTTATCTTCTGGGAAGTTTATTAATACATATACTGATGCGTGGATAGAATTTGATAACGGAGTAGGTTTTGAATACACGGATAATGATGTTATTTACTGGATGGAAATGCCACAATACAACGGAGAATTAGACGAACAGGAGGAAGAAAATGAGTAGAATTATAAAAATGGTAGATGAGATTAAGGAATATTACAATTTAAACGATACATTATTAGCTAGTGATTTAGGTATCATGCAGCAAACTATACGTGGATGGAGAGATGGTAGACAACCTACTACACCTAACTATAATAAAGTTAAAGCTATGTATGAAGAAATGAAGCAGGAAGCAGTAGATAATTCTATAGTGCAGCGTTTAGAAGCGTTGGAAGAAAAGGTAGAGAAGAAACCTTATAAAGTGGAAGTGCCAGAGGATATAGACGATTATTTTTACATCAACAATTTCGGCAGTATATTTGGTTCAAAGGGATTTACTGTTGCTGGATTTGAAAAAATTTACAAACGTGGTTTAACATTCAAAACAGTAGAAGAAGTAGAACAATACGATAAAGAACGTATATTACTATTTAAAATGCATAAGTGGGCAGAGGAACATAATGAAGGTTGGTATCCAATTTGGGAAAATGGTGACGATAAGTTTTCTATATATTATTTCCATAATTCAGAAAATTTTTCTGTTTGCGAAGATTGGAATTGTAATACATTTAGCAAATTTCCTTATTTTAAATCACGTGAACTAGTAGAACAATTCATTGAAGAGTTTGGAGAAGATATTAAAGAGGTACTTTGTTAATGACTAACAGAATATATTTAGCGTTAAAATATAAAGATGCTCAGATAATAAAGCATGCATTACAAGAATATGTTAAGAGATCAGACGTGAAGAATGAAACGGATATTGAAGAAGAAACAGTATTACTTAATAGCATCGAGAAAGAAGTGAATCTGTTTAAGAGTGAGAATGGAATTAAGTAAGAGGTAAACCACTATGTACGATCTAAAAGCTTATACTCCCACTCAAGGTGTAAAATCTGTGGTTAAATACAATTTTAAAACTAAAGAAATTGAGTTAGAAGTACGTCCTTACGGGAATATTAAGACTAAAAATTTCACAATTTTACGTTGCAGTGAACTAAAAGATATGTGGGGGAACATGATATTTGAAAATAACATTGTACAATACGATGAAAAATTAATAGGTGAAGTAAAATTCACTAAAGGGAAGTTTGTTGTTGAGTTTAACAAATTAGCTGTTGATTTATGTGATATCAATGATAAAATACTAATAATAGGAGATGTGTATGCAAGAGATTAATAACGAAGAATTTAACAAACGAAGAAAAATGTTAGGTGAAGTTCGATATATTCAAAAATTAATAGAAATAGATATCGAAGAATTAAACGAACTAACCTTGCAAGAAAAAGAATTAAAAATAACAAATTATGATGCAAAAGAAGTCAAATCAAGTGTTAGTAATAGTAATTCACAAATTGAGAAAATACATGATATTATCGATCTAAAAGAAGAAATTAAAATATCTTTAGATTTACTTATTAAGGCTAAATTAAGAGTTAGACGATTAATAAGAACAGTAGAAGATAAAAGATGTAGACTTTACATGCACTATAAGTATTATGAGTGCCTAGGAGATGAAACAATAAAAGAAAGAATGGATAATATTTCTGAAAGAACATGCAATAGATTAAATAAAAAAGGTATTTTAACATTAGTGATTTAACTGGCGAAAATTGGCAGGCTTTGGGTCTTGAATGCCGGCTATATTAAGGTATAATAGTAATATAAGATTTTAGGTAGAGGACTCCTAGAGATTGTTATTAGTTAGATTTTTTATAAACAGATGTGTACAGTAAACTTTTTATTTTTTCATAGTATTAAATCTCTACCTAAAATCACCTATCACATTTACTCCCTAGACAGTTTAACGACTGTCTTTTTTATTTGTCAAGAAAGGATGGTGGAAAATTGGCAAAGTTAAATTTAAAACAAATGAAATTCGCTGATGAGTACATCATTAGTGGGAATGCTGAAAAATCGGCGTTAAGTGCAGGTTATTCTGAGAGTTATGCAAGGAAACAATCTCATAAATTGTTGGCAAATGTAGGCATAAAATCTTATATTGATGAACGGTTGAAAGAGATTGAATCTAAGAAGACAGCAACGCAACAAGAAGTTCTTGAGTATTTAACCTCCGTGATGCGAGGTGAACATAAAGAAGAAATACTTATCGGACAGGGTCAAGGATTTCAAGAAATAACCTATATTGATGTAAGTGCCAAAGATAGATTAAAGGCTGCCGATTTACTTAATAAAATCCATCAAGCTAGAGAGAGTAAGCAAGATGAAACTAAGAAAGAAGATAAGTTGGATGCCTATATAGCAAAAGTAGATGGTGAATTAGATGAGTTTATATGATCTATATACGCCAAAACAAATTGAAATCTTAAAACGAACTAATACAAGTGATTTTTTTATATTAGGACTTCATGGAGCTAAAAGAACGGGTAAGACAGTAATTAATAATGATATATTCTTACGAGAGTTAAGGCGTGTAAGAAAAATAGCCGATACCTTGAAAATTAAAGAACCTATGTATATTTTAGCTGGGGTATCGAGCAAAACTATTCAAAATAACGTATTACAAGAACTCTACAACCGATATGAATTAGATATTAAGTTTGATAAACACAATTCATTTACTTTGTTTGGTGTAAAGGTCGTACAGGCTTTTACAGGGACTATTGCTGGACTCGGTGGTATTCGTGGTATGACATCTTTTGGGGCTTATATTAACGAGGCCTCATTGGCAAATGAAACGGTATTTAAAGAGATTATCTCACGTTGTTCAGGAGATGGAGCAAGGATAGTATTTGATACCAACCCAGACAACCCGGAACATTGGTTGAAAAAAGAATATATTGATAGCGAAAGCGAAAATATTATATCATATCATTTTAGATTAGATGATAATACATTTTTATCAGAACGATATATTAAAAATATCAAAGAGTCAACCCCTACTGGTATGTTTTATGATAGAGACATAGAAGGGTTATGGGTAACGGGTGAAGGTATTGTTTATAGTGATTTTGACAGAAATAAACATTATTTTGACGATTATTCAAATATAGCGTTTAAAAAGAAATTTGCTGGAGTTGACTGGGGATATAGTCACTACGGATCAATAGTTGTAATGGGTGAAAGTACTGACGGTAAATTTTATTTGTTGGAAGAACACGCTTATCAATTCAAGGAAATAGATGATTGGGTTGAGATTGCTAAAGATATAAAAGCAAGGCACGGAAACATTACCTTTTATTGTGATAGTGCTAGACCCGAACACGTAGATAGATTTTATCGTGAAAGACTTAATTCAGTTAATGCGAATAAAGAAAGATTAGCAGGAATAGAACAAGTGGCAAGGTTATTTAAGAAAGATAGCCTTTTTATTAATTCTAACGTTAAAAGATTTAAAGAAGAGATATATAACTATATATGGGACGAAAAAACAGGTGATACAATTAAGCAATTTGATGATGTGCTAGATTCGTTAAGATATGCTATATATAGCTATATGAACAGGCAAACAGCTAAAGTATTAAATAAAGCCCGATTAGGACTTTAGAAAGGAGTATAAATGCAATTATTAACTTACCCTAGAGTTGAGTTCGATGAAAAGAATATCAAGAAAGAGTTAGTGGTTAAACTCATAAGAGAACATGAGAAACAGATACCACGATTTAAGAAACTTAAGAAATATTATTTAGGTGAACATGATATTTTAAATAAACAGCGTTCAAAGAATAAACCTAATTATAAACCTGTGTGTAATCATGCTAAAGATATAGCTGATACTTCAACAGGTTATTTCATGGGAAATACAATATCTTATAGCAATTCTGAAGATACTGATATTGATGAATTATTAATAGCGTTTGACAATGCTGAGGTAGATGAATCAGACCACGATAATGCGTTAGATATGGCAATTTATGGTGTTGCTTATGAATATGTATACGCTAGAGAAAATGAAAATATTTTAGACATAAAAAGTCTTGAGGTAGAGAATACATTTATAGTATATGATGACAGTATCGAACAACAACCATTGTTTGGGGTTTATTACTTCAAACGAAAAGAAAATAAAGCAGACACTGAAACATATCAAGCTGTTATAATGACTAAACAGTTTGTTTATTCAATAGTTTTAGAAGGTAAAGAAAAAGGTGTTATTTCTGACAAACCTATACCGCATAATATGGGTGATATTCCTATTATCGAATATAAAAATAATAAATATTCAATAGGGGACTTTGAACAACAGATAGGGTTGATTGATAGTTATAATTCATTAACAGCTAATAGAATTAATGACAAAGAACAATTTATTGATAGTATATTGGTTCTGTATGGTGCAAGGCTTGGAGATGATGAAGAAGAATCTATAAAAGCTATGGAGTCGTTAGCAGAACATAAACTACTAGAATTACACCCTGAAGCACGAGCGGAATATTTAAGTAAAACATTGAATGAAAATGAAGTAGAAACGCTAAGAAATGCTGTTAAGCAAGATATATATACTTTTAGCCATATTCCTAACTTAACCGATGAAAATTTCGCTGGAAATAGTTCAGGGGTTGCAATGGAGTTTAAACTGTTAGGTTTAGAAATGATAACTAAAATTAAGCAAAGATATTATGTTAAAGGTTTAAAGAAACGAATTAAATTATTTGCTAATTATTTAGGACTAACTCAAATAGCTATTGACGCTAACAGTATAATACCCAATTTCAGTCGTAGTTTACCTAAGAACTTGTTAGAAATATCTCAAATAGTGAGTAATTTAGATGGTAAAGTAAGTCAAGAAACTTTATTGAGTCAAATACCTTTCGTTGAAGATCCTATGAGTGAAATAGAGAAAGTAAACGAAGAGAAACAAGAGAATATAGCACAGAATCAATTATTATTAACAGGTGGAGAACATATACATAATACGCCAGTAGGTGATGAAGTAAATGAACAAGAAGAACATAAAGTACTGGGAACATAGAAAGGCTGAAATGATACACTCACAAATTGCAAGGGCTGATGTTACGTTTGATGAAATATCGAAGGTATATAATCACTCTAGAAAGCATATTGAAAAGAGTATTAAGGGTATATTTAATAAATTTCAAGCTGAATACGGGCTTTCTAAAAAGGAAGCTGAACAGGTTATTAAAATTATGAGAGCAAAGAACAAAAAGCTAATTCCAGCTTTAAGTTTATTACCAAGCACTCCTAAAATTAAACAAACTATTGAAATGTTGAGTAGTGCGGCTTATGTTTCCCGTATTAATAGACTTAAAAAGCTATTAGATGAAATTGATAATGTACAGCGATATATTGCTAGAAATGAATTAAGAAAAACAACAGATTTGTATAAAGATGTTGCAAAAAATGCTTATTATGGTAGTATACATCAAATTCAAACACAAACTGGTATAGGGTTTAGTTTTAATGAATTAGACGAAGATTTAGTTGAAAAACTATTAGCTGTACCATGGAATAATAAAAATTATAAAGATAGAGTATGGGATAATGCAACAGAATTATCAAACACTTTAAAAGATGTAGTAACACAAGCTGTACTTACTGGTAAGAGTGAGAAACTAGTAATTGATGAGATATCTAATAGGTTTAGCGTCGGAGAGTTTAAGGCTAAACGATTAGTAAGAACTGAAACAGCTTATATTAACAATGAAATGGAAGCTTTAAGTTATATTGAAGCTGATATAGATAAATATAGATTTGTGGCTGTATTAGACATCAGAACATCTCATATTTGCCGAGAACATGACCATAAAGTGTATGATGTATCTAAAAGACAAGTTGGAGTTAACTTCCCACCATTACACCCCTTCTGTAGGTCAACAACAATACCAGTACTTGATACTGAAAACTTATCAGAATTATCTAGAAGGGCTAGAGATTCTAAAACAGGTAAAAATATAATTATACCGGGGAATATGAGTTATAACGAATGGTATGAAAAATATGTTGATAAACAATAATGACGTTTAATTTTAAAATCGATACAAAATGTTCTGTTTTCGTCCTAGATATGACGTTAAACTGTCTTTTTATTATACCCAAGCATTTAAGGTATAAAACTGTATGGAATAATAGTCGGGGACGACTTTAAAAATAGGAGGTTCAAACATGGAACAAGAATTAAATAATGTCGAGACGGTTGAAGAAAAGGTAACAGCTGAACCAACTAAAGAACAACCCAACGACAAGAAATATAGTGACGCTGAAGTAGATGAGATTATTAAAAAGAAGTTTGCTAAATGGAAAAAAGAACAAGAAGCTGAACAAAGTGAAGCTAAGAAACTTAAATCTATGAATGCAGATGAAAAAACAAAATATAATCAAGATAAACGACAAGCTGAACTTGATAAGCGTGAGCAGGAAATAGCAAAACGTGAATTAATGGCGGAAGCTAAGTCAATTTTAAACGAACGTGGTTTACCTGTTGATTTAGCTGGGGTTATTGATTTAACGGACGCTGACACGGTTAAAGCTTCAATTGAGGCGATTGGCAAACAGTGGGAACAAGCCGTACAAAAGGGTATTGCTGAGAAATTAAAAGGTACTCAACCACTAACTAAAGCACCTCAAAATTCAAATGGTATTACGAAAGAAGCGTTAACAAAAATGAAATACCAAGAAAGACTAGATTTTAAAACAAAAAATCCAGATGAATATAATAAAATAATGAAAGGATAATAAATAATATGGCAAATGTAACAATGATGGCGGATTTATTTGATCCGCAAGTAGTAGCAGAAATGTTAAATGAATCAGTAGGTAAATCAATCGTATTTTCTCCATTAGCTGAGGTAGATACAACTTTAGCGGGGCAACCCGGGACAAAATTAACAGTACCACAATGGAATTACATTGGTGACGCTGAAGACGTAGCAGAGGGTACAGCAATTCCACTTGCTAAATTAGGTAAAAAATCAACTGAAATGACAATTAAAAAGGCAGGTAAAGGGGTAGAACTTACTGATGAGTCAGTATTAGGAGGGTTAGGAGACCCAATTAATACAGCTGTAAGACAAATTGCTAAGTCTATTGACCAAAAAGTTGATAATGATGTGTTAGCAGCGGCTAAAACAGCAACTCAAACATATACAACTAAAAGTGGATTTAAAGTAGAAGACTTATCTAATGCACAGGACATCTTTGAAAGTGAAAACGATGATGTTTATGTTTTAATTTGTCACCCTAAAGTGGCTTCTAAATTAAGATTAAACGCTGCTAAAGAATGGTTAACAGGTACTCAAGTTGGTGCTGACAGAGTGGTAAGTGGAACATACGGAGAAGTGTTAAGTACACAAGTTGTGCGTTCTAAAAAATGCCAAGAAAACGAAGCATTCTTAATTCAAACTAGTCTAAATGAAGAAGTTGATACTAAAGCGTTCAAAGTATTATTAAAACGTGATGTATTAACAGAATTCGATAGAAACATCGTTAATAAAACTACTGTAATTACAGCTGACCGCCATTATGGAGTTTACTTACAAAATGCTAAAAAAGTTGTTAAAATTACAGTAACAGCTGAAGCATAGGACGGGTTTTTATATGAAGTTTTTAGTTAAAAATCCAATTTTCGATACGAAGACAGAAAAGACTTATCTTGCTGGAGAAGTTTTTGATGTCACAGCGAAAAGATTAGAAGAAATTAAAGCAACGTTAGAACAACAAGGTGGCTTTGAATTATATCTTGAAGAATTAACAGACGGTGAAAAGACTAGTGAAACAGAAGTAACAGAAGAATAGGAGGTTTCCTATGATTAATGAATTAGAACTATTAACTGGAGAAAGTGACGTAAAAGTCCTTTCTCTTCTTTTGTTAAGGGCTAATAATATAGTATTGGCAGAAACAAACAGGAAAGTTTTAACTCCTGAATTAGAACGTATAGCGTTAGAAATAGCGGTAGAAATGTTTAACAAACAAGGTAGTGAGGGCGAAAAGTCAAGAACTGAAGGCGGGATAGCTATTGTTTATCGTGATGGCTTACCCTCATATATCAAAAATACTTTATCTTCTTACAGGTTAGCGAGGTGTTCGGGTCGTGCGTTTGAAAAAGAACAGACTGAAACCTTACAAGATATTTAAATACGTAGTTAAGACTAATGAAGAAGGGGTACGTTTTAAAGGATATAAAGAAAATTCATATATTATTAATGCTGAGATATATCCAGCTTCAGGACGTATTCAAGCCCAAGTATACGGTGAAAAATTAAATTATATGTTAAATATGCTAATAGAACGTACTACTGAAATAAATGAGCGTGATGGAATTTGTATCAATAGTGAGACACCTAACTATGAAGTAGTATCTATTAAAAAATATACATTTCATAAATTAGTGGAGTTAAAAAAACTTTGACTGAAATACAGAATGTAAGCAGATTGATTAATAAGATACATAGAATAGGTGGAACAGCAGGAGAACAAATTATAAAAGCTGGAGTCGGTAGAGGAACTAAAATAGTTCAATCTGAAGCTAAATTATTAGTGCCAACTAACTCTGGACGAACTAGAAACAGCATAAGAACAAAGGTTGATGGTTTGAAAGGTTATGTATACACTAACGAACCATCAGCTGTATTTGTTGAGTTCGGAACAGGTAGTGTAGGAGCTAGTAATCACGGTGGTATAAGCCCGAATGTTAGACCATCTTACAGAAATACTCCTTGGTGGTTTCATGAAAGTATGGTTGAGGGTGGTTACTTATCATCATATAATTTTTTCACAATAGATACGCCCGTTGGTAAGTTCTATAAAACTGAGGGACAAGTGGCACAACCATTTATGTACCCAGCCTTGAAAAATAATAGGGCTAAAGTTTTAGCTGAAATGGAAAAGTATTTAAGTAGGAAATTGAAGGAGATAACAAAATGATTAATGTTAAACCGTTAATATATAAAGAATTATCTAAAATAGCGACAAATGTAACGGACACTTACCCAGCTGATTGGGAGACATTCCCTGTTGTAATTTATTTAGAAGAGGAGAATAAACCTCATGAATGGTTAGATAACGGAGTAGAAGAGACTACTTATTTACGTTACAAAGTTGATATTTTTGATAAAGAAAGTACTTCTAGCATAGCTGTAGAAGTAGATAAAGTATTTAGTTCTTTAGGGTTGAAAAGAACGATGGCACAAGATATGCCAGACCCAAGTAATTTAAGACACAAAGTAATGAGATTTGAAGGGATATACGATCCTGATACAAATATAGTATATCAATATAGAATGGAGGGCTAATATGTTAGCAAATGGAATTAAATTAGAATATAGTGAGTCAACAAGTGGTTATACTCTATTAACAGGACTTAAAGAAGTACCTGAACTTGGGGTTGAACCTGAGAAAGTAGAGAATACAACACTAGCTGACACAGTTAAACAATATGAGTTAGGAATTGGAGATGCTGGGGAACTAGAATATAAATTCAAATATGAAAACAAAACAGCAACTTCACCATTTAGAGTATTGCGTAAAGCTATGGACTCTAAAAAGGTTCTTAACTTTAAACAAACATACCCAGATGGAACAACAGTAACGTTTAGCGGTCAAGTTTCAGTAAAACTTGGCGGTGGTGGTGTAAATGGTGTTATTGAATTTACACTTAAAGTTGCTTTACAGTCAGATTTAGTATTTGCAGACGCTTCTGTAGTAATGTAAGAAAGGAAATCAACATAGATGACGAAAAAACCATATACAACTTGGAAAGTTGGTAAAGAAGAATATAAACTAAAATTAACAACATCAGCAGTATGTAAGCTAGAGGAGAATTTAGGGGTGAATATTGTTAAAATCTTTAATTTTAATGATGACTTCCCGTTACCTCCACTAAAAACTATGTTATATGTACTTCATGGTGCTATTACAAAATACCAACATGGGTTGAAATTTGATGATGTAATGAATATTTTTGACGAATATTTAGATGAAGGACACGATCAAATGGATCTATTAATGGAAGTATTAATTCCGTTAATGCAAGACTCGGGTTTTATTCCGAAGGAAGAGAAGAAAGCGGAAAAAGTCAAAGTTCTAAAATAATAGAAACTATGACTGAATATATTGGGGAGTTATACCCTATTGCACTTGATGTAGGTATAACTCCTACTTTATTTTGGGAATATTCAATACAAGAAATAACAGATATTATTGATAGTAGAAATCGTGTATTAGAATTTAACAGAAAAAATGAATATATCCGTGATTATTATTTGGCTAAAAGTGTTGTTGAATGGTTAGCACCTATGTTAAGTAAGGACGCTAAACCACCCGAATTATGGAATTGTGCTCCTGAGTATGTTTTTGAAAAAGAAAAAGAAGAAATCGAGAAAAAACGTGTTGAGTATGAATTAGAATTACATAAGGAACGAATGAGAGAATTTGCAATGAGGTATAATTCTCAAAGGGCTAATAATATGCTATAATCTCTAGCAGTCGGATATCATTGGAAATAATCAAAGTTAAAGTCAATCAATAATGATTGGCTTTTTTATTTTACATTGAAAGGAGGAACAAATGGCAACATTAGAAGAATTAAAAGTCGTGATTAACGCTGAATTGAGACCATTTCAACAAAAAATGAAAGAAATGGAGAATACAGTAACTCAATCTACTAACAACGTAAAGAATAAACTTAGTGGTTTAAAAAGTATGTTTTCAGACCTAGCAAAAGTAGCCGCGTTAGGTTATTTAGCAAAAGAGTTATACCAATTAGGTAAATATTCAGTTCAAACAGCGTTAGAAGTTCAGGCTTCTATGAACCAAATTCAACGACTTATGGGTGAAAGTTCTCAAGCCTTCTTAAAATGGGCAGAAAACAATGCATTAGCATTTAATATGAGTAAGGGTGAGGCTATAAAATACGGCGCAACCTATGGGAATATACTAGCTGGATTCATAAAAAATCAAGATAAGTTAGCAGGTTATACGACTAAACTTTTAGAAACATCTTCAATCATCGCTCAAGGAACAGGACGAACTATGACTGATGTTATGGAACGTATCCGAAGTGGGTTACTTGGAAATACTGAGGCTATTGAAGACTTAGGGGTAATGGTTAACGTTAGTATGATTGAAAGTACTGAGGCTTTTAAGAAGTTCGCTAATGGTCAAAGTTGGCAACAATTAGACTTCCAAACACAACAACAAATAAGGTTGATGGCGATTTTAGAACAAGCGACAAAACGTTATGGAGATACATTACAAGATAATGTTAATAACAGAATATCAACGTTTAAGGCTTTGATGAAAGACTCAGCGTTAAACATCGGTAATGCGTTTTTACCTATTATTAATGCTATTATGCCTATTTTAAATGCATTCGCTAGTGTTATTCGAACAGCGACAGCGAAGTTGGCCGAATTCATTCAGTTACTATTTGATAAGAAAGTAAGTAGTACTGATGGAGTTGCAGGGGCTGTAAATAATGCTACCCAAGGCTTGCAAGGTGCAGGGAATGCGGCTGGAGACTTAGCTGATAATTTAGATGACGCTGGCGGAGGGGCTGGCAACCTAGCTGACAATGTAGGAAAGGCTGGTAAAGCCGCTAAAAAAGCAGTAAAAGAATTACGTGGTTTAATGGGGTTTGATGAAATTAACCTATTAAATAAAAAGAATGATGACTCTGATGACAACTCTGGAGGTTCTGGAGGTGGCGGAGGAAAAGGCGGTAAAGGAAAAGGTGGTGGAGGTAAAGATATTTTACCTGATATAGACATTTCTGACAGAGGTACAAAATATAACACTATGTTTGATGGACTTCTTGAAAAACTTAAGCCTTTACTAGCTTTTCTTGAGCATTTAAAAAACTTATTTAAACTTGGTTGGAAACTTACTTTCAGAGAAGAAGGTATTGATCAACTAAAAAAATCACTTATGGGTATTAAAGAGTCGTTAGAAATAATATTTGGTGATGGTTTAGTTGCACGAACAGCCGGAACATTCTTAGAAAGGTTAGCATTTGCGTTAGGTCAAACAACAGCGGCGTTAGCTAACGTTGTATTAGGAATAGCCGTATTTATCGCTGAAAGTCTTAATAAATCATTGCAAGAAACTAGACTTGACATAAAAAGTTGGCTAATGCGAAGTTTCTTAGAAATGGGAGATATAGTAGGAAGTATTGGTAATATTGCAGCTGATATTTCAAACATTTTCTATGATACTATAACTAGTAAACCTTCAACAGATATTGGGGCTAATATTATTTCGACATTAACTTATGCTGGAATGGGTGTTGTTGATGTTGGATTGAAACTTGGTAGAGATTTATTAGGAGGCATTGAACGTGTAATTAGAGAAAATTCTCAACCTATTACAGATGCTTTCATTAGCATGTTAGATGCGTTAAAACCTTTCTTTGAGACATTTAAAGAAGCTGTAAGAGATGCTTTTAAAATATTTAATGATGTATACGACAACCATATAAAACCGTTTATTGATAGTTTCTTTAAAGGTATATCAGAAATTGTAACAACATTAGCTAATGCGTGGAATAATCATATAAACCCAATTTTAAAAGAGTTGGGAGAGAAATTTCATGATGTATATAGAAATTACATCAAACCAGCAATGGAAAAAACAGGAGAAGTAATCGGTGTTGTTTTCGATGTTTTAAAAGACTTGTGGGAGAATGTACTTGTTCCAGTAGGAAAATTATTATCCGAATTAGCTACAGGTTCTTTAGGAGAAATAGTTAAAATCTTAGGAGAAACCTTACTAGAAGCACTGAAAACTGTTTCTGAATGGTGGAAAAAACTAATGGATGTGGTAAAAGATTTTGGTGACTGGTGTAAAGAACATAAAACGACTATAGAAGCGGTTGTTGTGGCAGTCGGTAGTTTTGCAACGGCATTGATGGTATTAAAAGGTGCTTCGGCAATAGCTGCGACATTATCAGCCATTTCTGGTGCTAGTATGTTACTTTCAGGTGCATTTACAGCCTTAACAGTCGTTGAAACAATACTTACTGGGGTGACAACAGTATTAGGCGGAGCATTTGCATTTTTAACTTCTCCGTTAACGCTTATTGCATTAGGTATTGCGGCGATAATTACAATTGGGTATTTATTATATGCTCACTGGGATGAGATAAAAGCTTATGCTGAAGAAGTTTGGAACGCTATAAAAGATTGGGTTAATCAAGCTTGGGAAGGTATAAAACAAGCGTGGAGTAACATTGGAGAATGGTTCTCTGAAAAATGGGAAGCTGTTAAAGCGATTTTCGAACCAGTAGGTCAATGGTTTAAGGATAAATTCCAAAGTGCTTGGGATAATCTAACGAATATATTTAAAATAATAGGTCAATGGTTCAGTGAAAGGTGGAATGAAGTTAAAAACATTCTATCTCCTATAGGTCAATGGTTTAAGGATAAATTCCAAAGTGCATGGGACGGCTTGACAAATATATTTAAGTCATTAAGTTCTTGGTTTGGTGCTAGATGGAACGATGTAACAAATGCACTTAGCAACGTTGCTAGTTGGTTTGGAAATACTTTCACCAGCGCATATAATGCGGTTAAGAATGCATTTAGTTCTATAGGATCATTCTTCAGCGGTGTATGGTCTACTGTTAAGAATATATTTGTAAATGCTGGTCAAATGGTCGGAAGTGCTGTTGGTGGAGCATTTAGAGGAGCGGTAAATGCTGTTCTGGGAACTATTGAGAATATAGTAAATGGATTTATTAATATGATCAATGGTGTAATAGGAGTTATTAATGAATTACCGGGAGTTTCATTAGGATATATCAATGGTATTAGCTTACCAAGGCTTGCTCGTGGTGGTATTGTTGATAGCCCAACTATTGCAATGATTGGGGAAGCTGGTAAAGAAGCGGTTGTACCTCTTGAAAATACTGGATTCTTACAAACAATGGGACGTGTTGTAAGTAGTGCCGTTGCTGATGTAATTGGAAACAACCAACCAACCTCAGGCGGTTTAACTGGTGATATCGTGATTCAGTTAGGTGGCACTGAGTACGCTAGATTTACAATTGATGAAATTAATAAAGAACAGGAAAGAGTAGGTCAAACTCTTATAAAAATTTAGGAGGAACAATATATGTCAAAGTTGATTATTGATGGAGTAACAATTGTTACTCCTAAATCATTTCAAGTTTCTATTCAAGATATTGACGGAGAAACAGGACGTGACGCTAACGGAAATATGGTAAGAGACAGAGTTACGACTAAACGAAAATTAGATTGTGAATGGGGTTTTTTAACTCAATCTGAAATGAGTACCTTATTAAGTAGTGTTACAAGCGAGTTCTTCTCAGTTTCCTACCCTGACCCTATCATAGGTCAAACAACAAAAACATTTTACGTTGGGGATAGGAGTTCACCAGCTTATAGTTTTAGTGAAAAATTCAAGCCGTGGAGTGGCTTAAAAATGAATTTCATAGAAAGGTAGGTTAATATGTTTAACAACAATACAAGCTATCAAGAAGCAATAAATGCACCTTCAAGACGAATTACTGGGAACGTAACAATAAAAGGTCAGAAATTGTCTGATGATATTTCATCAATAGACTATGTTAGTTCAATTTCCGGGAATACACTTACTATTGGTGCTACAAATGCTTCAACAGTAGATATTAAATTCAAGAGATTAATAGAAGGACTAGAAGAAAAAGAACTAATAAAGGTTTCATTTTCTGTTCAAACGTCTAGCGGGATTGTTGAAAGGCAAATTGGAGAGTTCTTCTTAACTGAAATAAAACTTGATAGAAACAATAAAACAACAACGTTAAAAGCCATTGATAAAATGGCTTTTTTAAATGATAAATACACTTCTACTTTACTTTATCCAACATTAGGTAGAAATATAGTACAAGAGATAGCTAATAGCTGTAATTTGAGGGTTAATAATAATCTAAATATAACAAATTTACCTAGTTTCAGTAAAAAATTAGATAAAGTTACTTATAGAGAAATGTTAGGTTACTTAGCACAAACAGTAGGGGCTTTTGTAATATTTAATAACAATGGTGAATTAGAGTTTAGAAAATTAAATAGAACACAAAAACAAATCTCAAAAGGTTCTTATCTTTTAAAAGGTTTGGAAGTAGATGAGGTAGAATACAGAATTAACGGTATTTCTATTAGTTTAAATAATCAAGAGAAAACAATATTAGCTGTTGGTAGCCCGTTAGGTACACAGGTTAAACTTACTAACCCGTTAATGACTCAAGGGTGGTTAAATTCTATTTTCTCAGAGTATTCAAGATTAAGGTTTAACCCTTTTAAATTAAATTGGCGTGGTGATCCATTTGTTGAAGTAGGTGATTGGGTTTCTATAGAAATAGCTAACGGCTCTTATCGTGCGTTTCCTATCTTGGAATTAAAATTATCTTATAGCGGTGGTTTAAAGTCTACTATAGGGGCTAATGTTAAGGGGACTACAACTTCCACAACGGAATACAAAGGAACAGTTGAACGTCAAATTGAGTTTATTAATGCTCGATTAGGGGCTTCAGGCAACTATGTTTATGCTGATACCGTTGAACCAACTAACCCAAAAGAGGGTGATACATGGTTTAAACCTAACGGAGCATTTACTGATTTATATATTTATGAAAATAACCAGTGGGTTTTAAAGACATCAACTGGGAATATTGAGGGGTTAATTACTAAAATCACAGATTCAAGTGTTTCAACTCAAAACTTAGCTACCGCAATAGCAAAAATTATAGAACTTGATGCTGCTAGAATTACAACCGGTAGTCTTACTTTTGAACAATTAAGCAGTAATACTGTTAGTGAAATAAGAAAGGGTATGGTTAGCGAAACAAAATTTAATAGTTTTGTAAATGATTCTAATGGCTTGCGACAACAAATGAGTTCTGAAATTGAAAGGGTTGTTGAAAGTAAAAAATCAACACTTAAAGGACAAGATGGAGTAAGTAGTTATATTCACCGCAAATACAGTGATAATGCTAATGGGACACCTATGAGTGACAACTCTAATCTAAAATATTTAGGTATTTACACTGGACCTAGTTCAACACCGCCAACAACTCCAACCTCATATACTTGGAGTAAGATAAAAGGTGAAGATGGTCGTCAAGGAGTGCCGGGGGTTAGAGGTGCTGATGGTAGAACTAGCTATTTACACACCGCATACGCTAATTCACCTACAGGAGACGTTGATTTTAGTACAACTAATAGCAACGGTAAAGAGTACATAGGAACTTATAGCGATTTTGAAATTAATGATAGTAATGATTACCGACGTTATAAGTGGGTTAAAATCAAGGGTGAAAATGGTAGAGATGGTAGCAACGGACGAGACGGTAGAAACGGAGATTCTTATACTAGAAACTACTTAAGCGGAACAGCGGATGAGAAGATACTAACAGCCGTTAATGATAATTTTGTAACCCAAGAGGCTTTTAAATTAGTAGATAATAAGAATTTTCGTGACTTAGGTTTTAATATTGGTGACAAAGTCACTTTTATAGCTGACTACGAGGTTTTACCAAATGGAACTAATAAGAAAATTAGTAAATTAAATTTTGAGTGGTATGACGATAATCGTTACCGTTATTGGATGAACCAAGATATAAACCCAACTAAAGGAACGTTTACAAGGACAATTACAGTTAACAACGACTTGTTAGACTGTAAACGTGCTTTTTTACGCACTGACAACGTTAATGCAAAAATAAAAATCACAAACGCTAGAGTAATTAAGGGTGATACTGTTCAACCTTGGAGTATAGCACAGGAGGACTTACAAGGTCATACGCTAACCGCTAATTTATGGTTTAGTGGTAATTACATCAATAACGTAACAAAAAATGTTAGATTAAACTTAGTATTATTCTATGACGGTAAAGAGGCTAGAGACTTTACTACAAATGTAACATATACAAGCGGTGTAAATAAAGCTTGGCGTTCTCAAGAAAATCTTAGAACACTTGGAGATGGAACTATAGATTATGGATTTTGGGGTGATGGTGAGAAAAACGGAGAAGCCTTATCCGCAATAGCAACGGTAACATATAAAGGTTTAGAAATTGTTTCAACCGCAAGATTAGACAACGTGCCAAATGTTGAAGATGTTAAAGAAACGATTAAGAAATTTAAAACTTTTGAAAGTACCTTAGATAGTTTTAAATCTGTTATTGGCGAGATTAAAGGTAAAGAGATAAAGACTATAGTTAACGCTAAAAACTTATGTACCGAAGATTTTTCAGACCATAAAACTAAAAAAGGGAATGACTTATATTTTAACGTGTCACCGTCATTGAAACCCAACACTAAATATACAATTATAGTTGACGTAAATTTAGAAAAAGGTGACGTACATCAAAAAACAAAGATTTATGGAGCAAAGAGTGGCGGAGGTGAACAATGGTTAAAAAGTGGGCGTAATGTCTGGGTTGTCGATTATGCCACCGAACAGACAAGAGTAAATATATATCCGTTAGGTGAGTTTTCAAGAGTATTCAACGTCGAAATATACGAAGGTGATTACAGGGAATTTATAGAACAAAATAACCGATTGGTTTCAATAGAGTCACCTAAAAGTGAAGTGGCGGGGTTATATTCTTATAAAATAAACCACAACATAAGCAACGGAAAAGGGAAATATTTTTTAGTGAAGTTCGACTTAGCGAGTTTACCAACTGATAAATGGTTTTCTAGTGGTGACAGCGGAAACCTTGCTCTTTATTCGTGGGGAACTAAACAGTTTACAGAAGAGTTAAAACTAAAAGATAACGAGTATATATTTAAGGCACATTTAGATGATACTTTTTATATATTTCATTCTACAAACTCATTAAGATTAATCAACGTTCGCTTATATGAAGTTAGATTCGGGGTTACACTTGCAACACAAAGCTCGTTAATTGATATTAGTAGTATGATAGATCAAAGTAAAGAGGCGGTAACGCTTAGTGCTAGAAAGGAAATTGAAGGTAAATTAACTAATTATCCAACTAACGCATACCTTTCAAATAATTTTGCTAATAAACAAGAACTTGAAAATTTAGTATCTAAATCTGAATTAAAAGTTTTATCAGATAGAATTGAAAGTTCTGTAAATACTGGTAATTTCGGTACTACACTTTCACAAAATGCTTATTATGTAAGAGTTGCGTGGAACAGCATTTCAAATTATGTTCAATTTGAAGATGGCGGTTTGAATTTTTACGAGGGTATTACCACCCAAAATAATTTACGTGCAAGGATAGATGATGGTAACTATACTTTTTGGCGTGATGGATACAACCTTGGTAACATGGGTACAGGTTATTATGCAAATGATAATAGTAAAAAAGGTATTCAGTTTCACCTAGAGTATGATGGATGGTTTATGGGTTGGGCTTACAAGCAAAAACGAACGGATAATTTTTATACATGGAAATGGTACTATACTTCGGGTTCAGTTGGTGACACTTACGCTGATACGCTTAACGCTGGTTGTAACACCAATTTTAGGTGGAATGAAATATGGTATTTTAAAACTAAAACGTCTTGGTTTAACATTACTGATGGATTAAACGGTACTTTTTCAGTTGTTTCAAATATAGAGAACACTGGAGACGGTGGAATTCGTTGGTGGACTAGAAACTTAACGTTTAGAAACGGAATATTAATTGGAGGATAAAAGAATGAATGAACCTATTGAACTAAAATTTACAAATGCAAAAAATGATATTACAAAATTTATCGAGATTACTGGGAATGAGAATGGTGTCCCACCTTTTGTAATGGTTGGGATTTTATCTCAAATTTTAACCGAATGGCAACGACGTGAACTTATTCAGTTAACGGACGCAATAACTAAACCTAAACCGGAAGGAGAACAAAACAATGTTTAAACTAGCGTGGAAAAATGGCTTTGAACTTGGTGTCGATAACCCAAAAACAAGGGTTCAAATTACTAATGAAGATATGTCAATTATTATCACTAAAAATTTAGATGGTGATTTATCAAAACATTCTGATTATGATTTAGTTAATTTAGTATTAGAGAAATTCTATCAAGATACATTCCCTAATCGTGCTGAGAATGAACGATTTAGTAAAGTTGATGAAAAACTTAAAGTACTAGACACTAAATTGGCTGAAATGGATAAGATGAAAAAAGAACTTGAAATTACACAAGGATCACTAATGGATTTAATAACACAAATGAGCGGAAGTTTGGAGGCTGAACACCATGAAGATAATTCACAACCTAAAAATTCAAGTGAAGGAGGTGACAGTAATGATGGCAATGCTATTCGCAATTAATATAGCAAAAGGTAAACGTACGTTTGCGCAAGTACCTAATTTCCTTAAAGATAAAGTCAGAGAATGCTTGATTGATATGGACTTAGAACACCTAGCAAAAGAGGGGGCTTAATAGCCCTCTTTGTTTTTGTCAAGAAAGGAGGATAAATGCTTGAAAATATTTTATTTATCGTATCACAAGTGTTAACGGTGGTGATTTTACCCGCCGTTAAATGGTGGTTGGATAAAGGCAATAAACAACTTGTAGGGCAAATAGAAAATTTGAATAAGGAAGTAAAGAAAACACAAAATCAAGTTGATGAAGTAACTCAAATAGGGTTACAAAATAGGAGTTCAAATAAAAGCATAATGTCTTATCGACTTCATAAGGAGTTTGGAGAAGCCTTAATTAAAGGTTACACAACTACTGATGATTTTGAAGAATTATCTGGACTTTATGCAAATTATAAAGAAATAGGCGGAAATGGGAAGATTGAAGCCTTATATAACAGATATAGAAAGTTACCTATTAGAAAGGACTAAGAAATGAAAAAATTAATTAAATTAGAATTTAACAACACTACAAGAGAACGTAAGACTGAAGATAGTTATTCAGAGTTATATTCTTATGATAAAAATAACGGATCATTTGAGTTTGAAATTTTAAACGACACACTAACAACAGAACAAGTAATAGCTTTATTCAAATTTACAGAAAGTAATAAGATTTGGAAGACTACTGGAACTGTTGAAGGTAACAAGGTGAATGTAACGTTTGATACTACTTTAATCACTCGAAATGAAACGGTTATTTGTTACTTATATTTTGACGAAGAACAAAGAACATCTGATACTTTCAGATTTAAATTCAAAGTCAAAGTATCTGAAATAGATAAAATGAGTCGTTACGAGGTGAAAGAAAGATTTATCAACAACACAGTAATTGTCGATAGATTAGACGTTGTGACAAAGGATGAATTAAAAGAAGCGTTAAAAAATGTTGGCGGGATAGCAACAGAAGGACTACTAACAGAAGTTAAGGCTGAAGAACTTTACGCTAAAAAATCAGAAGCAGTAGACAATACTAATTTTGAGTTAGTTAAGAATAGAGTGCTAGCTTTGGAGTTGAAAACTGACAAAGATACAGTATATGACGATAGCGAATTAAAAGGTCGTATTAGCGTGCTAGAAGCTAGAGAGGATAATAACACTATCTATGATGATACGAACGTCAGAGAACGTCTAACAGCCCTTGAGGGTAAACCTAATGTTGATGTGAATAACCTTGTGACTAAAGAGGAACTAGAGAACAAACATTACATTTCTGATGTTAGCAATCTAGCTACTAAAGAGGAATTAAACGAGGTTAGGAACAGTCAACCAACAGTTGACACTTCAAATTTAGTGACTAGAGATGAATTAGAGAGTAAGGGATATGTAAAAGACTTATCAGAATACGCTAAAAAGTCAGAACTGTACAACGATAGCGATTTAAAAGCACGTGTTGAGGTTTTAGAACAAAAAACGGATAAAGACACAGTATATGACGACACACCTCTTAAAGAGCGTGTAACGGCTCTTGAGAGCAAAGCCATTGAAGGTGCAGCATACGACGATAAACCTATCAGAGATAGACTGGATGTGTTGGAAGCTAAACACGATAACGACACAATATATGATGACACAGAAGTAAAACGTAGACTTACTGAAATAGAAAGTAAGCCTGCTGTTGATACTTCTTTTTTTGTTACTGAAGAGAAGTTATCTGAGAAAGGATACCTAACTCAACATCAAGATTTAACACCTTATGCTTTAAAATCTGAAATACCGCAACCATACAATGATAGCCCACTAAATGAACGTGTAACAGCGTTAGAGAGTAAGGCTATTGAGGGTGGGGCTTATGATGATAGTGATTTAAGAAATAGAGTAGTAGCGTTAGAAAGCAAAGAAGATAAAGACACTAAATATGATGATACAGATTTAAGAAATAGAGTAACTAATTTAGAAAACAAACCACCTCTTGACACTTCAGAATTTGTTACTAATCAAGCGTTGGAGAGTAAGGGTTATATTAAAGATGTGAGTAATCTAGTTACTAAAGATGAATTAGAGAATAAGCATTATCTGACAACCCACCAAAGTTTGGATCACGTGGTAACTAAGGATGAATTACAAGCGAAAAACTATATTTCAGATATTTCAAACCTTGTAACTAGAGATGAATTAGCTAGAAAGAATTACTTAACTGAACACCAACCTTTAACAGAAGTTAACAACAGATTGAGTGTGTTGGAGGCACGTCCTATTGTGACACCTTACAACGATACAGCCTTAAGTGATAGAGTAACAGCTTTAGAGAGTAAACAGGACAAAGACACAGTTTATAATGATAGCGAACTAAGAGAACGTGTTACTAATCTTGAGAATAAACCTAATGTGGACTTATCAAACTATGTTACTAATGAACAATTACAGAATAAGCACTATTTAACACAACATCAACCACTTGATAATTTAGTGACTAAAGAAGAACTTAACAGCAAGGGATACTTAACAGAACATCAAAATATTTCACATCTAGTGACTAAAGATGAATTAGAAACTAAAGGATATTTAACTCAACATCAATCATTAGAAGAATATGCTAAAAAATCAGAACTGTATAACGATACTGAAGTTAAGCAAAGACTGACAAATCTTGAAAATAAACCTAATATTGACACTTCAAACTTTGTTACTAATGAACAATTAGAAGCAAAACATTTCTTAACAGAACATCAACCTTTAACACATCTTGCTACTGCTAGCGATTTAGAAGTGTTAAGAAATATTAGTATTAGTAAAGCGGATTTAAGTAAAAAGCTTGATACTACTGAATTTAACTCATTTAAAGATAGTGTAGTTACTAAGTCAGAATTAGCTGAGAAAGGATATATTTCAGACTTATCAAACTATGTTACTAAAGAGGAATTACACGAGGCAACAGAGATTGATTATTCAAATATAGTGACTACAGATGAATTAGAGCCTTACGCTAAGAAGTCAGAATTACCTCAACCATATAACGATAGTGCATTAGTAAGCCGTGTTAGTGCGCTAGAAAGTAAGCAAGATAAGGATACAGTCTACAATGATACTGAAGTTAAGCAACGATTAACTGCTTTAGAAAATCGTCCATCTACAGGCGGAGTGCAAACTCAAGATACTGGATGGATTACGATAAGCGAGAATGACCCACTTAATGGGAATGTAGTTAAGATAAGACGTATCAACGATGTGGTGCACGTATCTTTATCAAATCCGGGTAATGAAAACACGCATTTGCAACTGGAAGTAAATGATGAACATGGTGCTGTTTTAGCCAACAAAGAAATTCAAAAAGGCTTCACACCTATGAGAACTATTATAGTACCAGTGACAACTACTATTGAAAATATAATGTCAAGTACAGACCTTAGCACAACGGGGCAGGCTGTATTTGAAGTGGTAAACAATAGAGTAACATTGAAAGTTTACGATAAAGATATAACAAGCGGGATACCAACAAACAAATATATTAACGACTTTTCATACTTCACAGAAGACCCGTTCCCAGTTGAATTACAAAAATAGGAGGACAAACAAATGGAACAATTACAACCGATTTTAATTACAACAATAGTATTTGCTCTTAACTTATTAGGTAAGTTTTTAAAAGAATGGAAAGTATTTCCTACTGAATTAATACCACAAGCGTTAGGAGTGTTAGGTGCTTTAGTAGGAATAGTATTATTTAAAGATGCTAATGCAGTTTTATTAGGACTGGGAGCAGTTGGTGTACACCAAGTCTATAAACAATCAAAAAATGAAGATACAACAAACAAAACGGAGGATAAAATAAATGGTTAGAACAATTGAAATTATAAACGAGGCAAAAAGAATAGCAAATCTAGGAATTGGAGTGGACCAAGATGGAGCATATGGAACTCAATGTGTTGATTTACCAAATTATCTGTCTGTGCTATTTTTTGGTAAAGCTTTGTGGGGAAATGCTATTGACTTATTAAATAGTGCTGCAGCATTAGGATATAAAGTGGAGTATAACGAAGCTGGAAATCTTGACAGTAAACCTAGAGCTGGAGCTGTATTTGTTATGGACACAACTTACATCTATGGTCATCCTTTTGGACATACTGGAACAGTAATTGAGGATAGTGACGGATACATGATGAAAACCATTGAACAGAACGTAGATGGAAATGCAGATAGCTTATACGTAGGTGGTCCAGCGCGTTATATGGAACGTGATTTTAATGGAATTGTTGGTTGGTTTTACTTCCCGACAGATGATTCAACGATAGGAGGAGTTAAATTAAATACTGACTTACAGTCTTTACCAACAGTACGAGTATATACTGTTGGTGTAGATAAACTTAATATCAGAAATGCACCATCTTTAAATTCAGAAGTAGTAGGAGTATACGAAAACGGAGAAGAATTTAACTATATGGAGTTTTGCTATGCAGAAGGCTATGAATGGTTGTCTTACACCTCTAATATCGGAGAAAGACGTTATGTGGCTTCTATGAACCTAGAAACTGGTGATACTCATGGAACGTGGAAAGAAAAATAATTGATTTTAAAATATATTTGTGTTAAAATGTAAATGTCCTTTCAACCTACAAATGCAAAGGATAAAAACACTTACAAGCCCTCACTTTTTGTGGGGGGCTATTTTTTTATGCAATTTTTTTAAAAAGTTTTAAAATATCTATTGACTTTATACCTTATATAAGGTATAATTAATAATGTAAAGGAGGTGGGGTAGTGAGTAACAGAAGAAATAAAAAAACAGACTCTCACAAAGACAAGATGCTTGGGTTAGCAACTGTGTTAGCTATCTTAGAAATAGTAAACACAATTCTTGAAATCT